CTCTCCAGCTCTTCACATCTTCCTCAGATACGCCGAAAACTTTCCGTTTTCCATTACTCTTCATACGAGTCCATACTCGAAAGACAAAGGGAGCAGGGTTTGTTGGATCATTAGAATCCAATTGGAACGCCCATTCTTCCCATTTGAAGGTCATAATGGCTTCAACGATTTCGTCTGGCTCAACAATCTGCCCATTAATTTCCGCCTGCAGCAAAACTGCTCGGATAATTGCTTCGTACAAACCAAAACGAGTGAAATCTTCCATCCTGATATAATCAAGCCAATCAGAATTCACTTTAGTAAGACGATACATGGGTTCATATTCAGATTCAGAATTGGAACTGTCGGAGTACTTATTACTAGGATCCTCCTCAAATTCATCTGTCCATCCTGTCTGCGGAACAATACCGTTGGTGGGTTCATTACCTTGAGTAGATGCAGATCGTTCAGGCGATACACCATACCGAAAATCGATTCCAATCCTAAAAGTCTCTTCTGAGACAGGACTGTCCCTGAAAATCAACACGCGACCTTGGATCTGAACTTCAACACCCACTGCTCTCATGTAATAGAGAACAAAGTAGGTGATCAAATCAACCAAATTCTGCAAACTGAAGTTATCAATAGAGCATTCTCCAGTGGTGAGATCAAAAGTACCAGCGTCATAGTACCTGAAATATGTTGCCACAGCTTCAGCACATAAACTAGCCTTGTGAATTGGACTATCAAAAGCCTGCTCACCCCGAATGTTGGTATCTGGAACTACACAAAAACTTTGAATCAAATGTGAAATCCACTGCATGTCTTCCGTCATTGGAACCATGGGATCGAAACTAAACCCATCTCTCAACAACAGTAGTCTTTCAAAAGGCGTCTCCCTAAACAAACCTGGTGCAAACAGTTTAAAACTGGCAGTACCTGAATTCATTCGAAGATAACCTTGAAGCGGTGTAATAGTAACGTGCAAATCTCTCGCACGCCAACCACTAGATCCATATCGAGCCAATGTATCAAAATAGATATCTGCGTTATTATCATCAAGACATTCCCGCAGAATTTCAGCGCGGCGACGCACTTGATTCATTGACCAATTGGGTTTCATTTCACGAATCGACTCAATCAATTGACGAAGAGAGGGATCTTCTTCCAGAGGTGTGTTATCATCAACACCACTCTCTGGCTGAATACTCTCTGCTTCGTATTTTCTCCTTTGGTCAGAAACAGTTTCTTGAAGTCCCGCAAGAAAACCTTTGCCCCAACCCTTCTTGAGACTGCTAATTTCAACCATTCGGTCCATAAGTTCATCAAAAGTCAAGGATTTTCCAGCACTTTCGAACTGGAGACCATCCTTAGTCAATCTCTGAACATGAAATTCACAGTAAGAGGGGTGGGCTTTAGTCATTCCTACCAAGCCTTCTCGATCATCCCTACCTGCACACTCTTCTTCAGTCCAAACTGGTAACTTAGACCTGTCGAACTTACGTTGAAGAATGCTAGCGTTAGGATTCTCGCAAAATTCCTGACGAGGTGAAACATCAACCACCAGGTCAAATCGGCGTGTGAACGCTCTTGCATCATGAATGGACTCAAGCTGAATGTTCATCATATTTGTCGTAGCCAAGATAAAATCTGGACGACATTGGGTATTACCCTTATCATTCATACTAGCCATATGCAAGATATTCTCGAAGATGTTCTGCGCTCGAATCACATTCATGACTTCGTTATCAGGACTCCCAGCAACATCCTTACACTGAAGGACATCATCAAACAAGATGATTTTCTTATCAGCGGTATACCCATCCCAGTAAACACCTTCGTGTTGCCTGTTATAGATAACTGACATTGGAGATTCCTTGAACTTATTAAAGTCTTCAGGACTCAAAGTACGAGCACAAAGACCCAAACCAACATGTTGCATGGCTTGGGACTTGAAAACACCTGGTGAACCACGCATCATCAACGAGGCAGGTTCAGATCGAGTGCCAGAAAACTTATACCCAGAAGACAAGAGAGAATCTCTAATCTTCTTGAGTTCCATAATCTGTTGCAACAGCAAGAATCTAACATTAGCTTGCTTACCTGACATAGGCAGCTTACACATGAGATCCTCCCCGAAATGAATCAAACCCTTCACTTTCGCGACGGAACTATCACGGTTGAACAACTCTTTGCTCGCCCAAGCTTCAATCACCTCATGCGATTCCTTAAAGAAAGAATCAATGAACTCATATCCTGTGGGACCAAAATGTTCCCACCCCATAGCCTTTCCAGCGGCTTTAGAGATAAATGAGATCACCAACCCAATACCTTTAGTAATATTGACGACAGTAG